GAAATAAAATCACATATGATCAATCAACAGGTGAAATGAGAGATGATAGACACCATATGAACATGCTTGAAGATTATTGGCTACCACGAAGAGAAGGTGGTAGAGGAACAGAAATTCAAACTCTTGATGGTGGTCAAAATCTTGGTGAAATGGACGATGTTGAATATTTCACAAAGAAAGTATACCGTGCATTAAATGTTCCACCTTCAAGAATGGAAGCAGAAAATGGTTTTAATATGGGAAGAAGTGCAGAAATAACTAGAGATGAAGTTAAGTTCTTTAGGTTTATTGATCGTCTTCGCCAAAGATTTTCGGAATTATTCTTACAAGCACTTAGGACCCAATGTCTTCTTCGAGGTATCATGAAACAAGAAGATTGGGATAAAATCTATCAAAAAATTTCATTCACATGGAAAACTGAATCATATTTCCACGAATTAAAAGAAATAGAAATTATGAAAGAAAGAGCAGAGATGCTGCGAGATATGGATGAATATGTTGGCAGATATTATTCTATTGATTGGATAAGAAAGAATGTTCTACAACAAAATGATGAAGTTATAAAAGAGATGGATGCTCAAATTGAGAAAGAAAAAGACGCTGGCGATATTGATAGCGGAGAAGAATCAGAGGATGAAGTTTGATGAATAAAAATATAAAAGATATGTTGGATGGGGTGTTAGCATCTGATGGTGAAAATTTTACAAATGCTTTCGGTAAAGAAATAACAGATAGAATAGCAGACACATTGGCTGCAAAACATATAGATATTACAGGTAATATTTTAAAACCAGAATCAGAACCAGAAGAATAGGTGTTCTTAGGTTTATGAAAAATCTAAATAATACTAAACAGGAGACAATTGATGCTTAGCCAACAAGTAATAGAATATCTTAATAACGATGACTCTGTTAGTGCAAGAACACTAACTAATAACATTTTAAATGCAAAAATGACTGAATTATTAGCAGACAAGTATGATGAAATTTCACCAACTGTATTTGGGGAGGCCAAGAAGGCGTCAAAAACAGATAAGACAAACGATTCAGAAGACGATTCTGGTGATACGTTAGATCCAGTTGGTCATGGTGACAGTGATATTGACAATGATGGTGATTCTGACGAAACTGACGATTACCTAAAAAATAGAAGAAAAGTAGTCAAAAAGTCAATCAAAAAAAAAGTAGATGAAGCAGTGACTACTACCCTAAAATTTACAAAAGATGCTGATGGTGCGGCCGCTATTGGTAGCGAAACATCACCAAAAGGACTACTTGCAAGTGGTAAAAAAGTAAAAAAAGGCGAATATAAACTAACATTTAACAATGATAAGCAAATGATGAAATTTATGGATAAGTATGATTCTAAAATTTCAGAAGCGGTATCTACTACATCTGAGGCCAAGAAGCAGGGTGGAGAAGAAACCTATGGTGTGCGTAAGCAAACATTTCAAACAGCGAAGCCTGATGAAAGATCAAAAATAAAGCAAAAGCATTATCGGGATAAAGAAAATGAAACTAGAGATACTGAAGCAAAACGGAAAAAGACCGAAAGAGATAAGGAACGGAAAAAGAAAGAAAGTGGTATTGGGAGGTCAACAGAACGATGAAATTAATCACAGAAATGACTGAAGATATCCAACTTCTCTCAGAAGTTAACGAAGAAACTGGAGAGAAAGAATATTTCATTGAAGGTGTCTTTATGCAGTCCGAGCAGAAGAATAGAAATGGTAGAGTTTATCCCAAATCTGTTCTTATGACTGAAGTTAAACGATATAATAAAGAATATGTTCAAAAGAATCGGGCGATGGGTGAACTTAATCATCCTCAAGGACCAACAGTAAATCTCGACAGAGTGTCTCATATCATAAAAGAACTTCGTGAAGATGGTTCTGATGTTTATGGTAAAGCGAAAATTATGGATACTCCTATGGGTAAAATCGCCAAAAATCTTATTGATGAGGGTGCAAAATTAGGTGTATCTTCTAGAGGGATGGGTACATTGAAAGAGAAAAATGGAGTGAACGAGGTACAAAAAGATTTCTTGCTCGCTGCCGTTGATATTGTAGCAGACCCATCTGCTCCAAATGCATTTGTAAATGGTATTATGGAAGGTGCAGAATGGGTGTGGGATAATGGTATTTTAGTCGAACGACAAATATCTGAGTATAAAAGAGAAATTGAACAAGCAAACAAGAAAGATTTAGAAGAAAAGGCCTTAAAAATCTTTGGCGATTTTATCTCAAAACTTTAAGAACTATAAATAAGATGAGTTTAATTACATTACGAACTGCCTAAAGGAGAAACCATATGGAATATTTGGACCCAATTGAAACTGCTAGACGAGTTCTAGCAGGAGAGCCCTTGGAAGAAACAACCGAAGATGAAACAACTTCAGTTTTTTTTGACGAAGACGAATTACTTGAAAAGAAAGTTAAAGAAGACGACGAAGACGATGAAGTCGAAGACGAAGACGAAGACGAAGATGAAGTCGAAGAAGGAAAACTACCACCTTGGTTAAAAAACAAGAAGAACGGTAAGAAGAACGGTAAGAAGAATGGCGACGACGACGACGACGACGACGATGAAGAAGAAACCGACGAAGGTGTTATAGATCCTAAGAGTGAAGAAGATAAAGATCTTTACAAGGACGCTGAAGGAAAAGGCGCTAAAGTCGCTAAACCTACTGGTGCTAACTCTGGTAAGAACAAAGGTACTGTTAAATCAAAATCTTCGGCCGCAAATGGTAAAGTAGAAACTCCTAAAGGCGTTAAAGAACACATTAATATTCTGTTCAACGGTGAAGGTTTATCTGAAGATTTCAAACTTAAGGCAGAAACCATTTTTGAAACTGCAATCAATGAAAAAGCAAACGAAGTAGAAGCAGAACTTCGTGCCGAACATGAAGCAGTATTAACAGAACATACCGAAACTATCAGCAGAGAACTTGCAGGAAAGTTAGATGATTATCTCGGTTATGTTGTAGAGCAGTGGATGGAAGAAAACTCATTGGCCGTCGAAACTGGAATTCGTGCAGATGTTGCAGAGAATTTCTTAAGTGGTCTTAAGGTTCTATTCGAAAGCAACTATGTTGAAGTTCCCGAAGAAAAGTACAACTTGGTTGAAACTCTTGCATCGGCTGTTGTAGACTTAGAGGAAAAACTACAAGAAGAACTTAACAACAACATCGCTCTTACAAAAGAAGTCAAGATAAAGTCTAAAGAAGAAGTATTTACTGAAGTAACTGAAGATTTAGTTGATACTGATGTTGAGAAAGTAAGAACTTTAACAGAAACCATCGAATTTGAAGATGCGGATATATTTAGAAAGAAGGTAGAAATCATCAAAGAGAACTACCTTACCGATATCATCATCGAAAATTCTGATGACAGTTCAATTACAGGCAACGTAAACGACACAAGCAACTCTCCCGTAATGAGTTCTTATGTTAACACATTAACTAGATCATCGAAACTCAAAAACGAAAATACGGTTCGTTGAAATAACAGTTATTATAACTACAAGTAAGAAACATATAGTTTTTAAAGGAGATACTCATGGATTTTAACGGAATTACACCATACGATCAGTTGGCAGAAAAGTGGGCGCCCGTCCTCGACCACGGAGACATGCCAGATATTCAGGACAATTATCGCAGAAAAGTTACGGCCTGCCTTCTTGAGAATCAAGAAACAGCAATGGCTGAACAGGGTCTGCATGAAGCCGCACCTATGAACGCAGCAGGTGGAGGCCTTCAAGGCGTAAATGGTGAACAACGACCTATGGGTGGTTACGATCCTATTCTTATTAGTCTTGTTCGTCGTGCAATGCCTAACTTAATGGCTTACGATATTGCTGGTGTTCAACCAATGAGCGCCCCGACTGGACTTATCTTTGCCCTCAAGTCACAGTTCGGTAGTAACGAACAAGAGACTTCGACCGACAGAAACAACGAAGCATTCTTCAATGAAGCAGGTAACCACGGTGGTACTGCTGGTGCAACTGCTGCTGCTAGTTTTGATCCATTACTTGGTACTACTGCTGCTGACATCAGCGTTGCAAGAGCAATGACTCGATCTCAAGCAGAAAATCTCGGTGATTCGACGAACAACCCATTCGCAGAGATGGCATTCAGCATTGAGCGTACATCGGTAACTGCAAAGACTCGCGCCCTCAAGGCAGAGTACACAACCGAACTCGCCCAAGACCTCCGTGCAGTACACGGTCTTGATGCCGAAGCAGAACTTGCTAATATTCTTAGCACTGAGATTCTTTCTGAAATTAACCGTGAAATTATCCGCACCATCTATGGTGTTGCTAAACTCGGTGCCCAGCAGAAGGATCTTAAGCACACTACTGCGA